TCGTCAACAGACAATTTGACGGCAACTAAATAGTAGGTCGAGAGCCACGAAATAAAATATTATGGCAGAGTTATTTGGTTTCTCGTTTAAGAAGAAGTCGCAGGAGAAGGACAGAGCACCTTCTCCTGTTGCTCCATCTAACGAGGACGGCGCAACTAGTTTTATCGCTGGGGGTTACTACGGTCAATACGTTGACTTAGACGGTAACTTCAAGACCGAATACGATATGGTGAAAAAATATCGTGAGATGGCAATGCATCCAGAAGTGGATTCTGCCATTGAAGATATTGTTCACGAGGCAATCGTCGCTGACCAGAACGATAGTCCAGTTCAAATTAACTTGGACAATCTAGAAGTCAGTGATAGTGTCAAGGAAATGATCCGAAAGGAATTTGATCATATCAAAAACCTTTTTGGATTTGATAGTAAGTCACATGAGATGTTCCGTCGTTGGTACATTGACGGTAGATTATATTATCATAAGGTCATTGATCTGAATAATCCAGCAAAAGGTATTCTGGAACTTCGCTACATTGATCCTAATAAGATCAAAAAAGTTAGACAGATCAATAAACCAAAGACCGCAGATGAGTTTATGAAGTATGACTTCGGTAAGTCCGAAGAGTATTTCATCTACAACCCTAAAGGTCTAAACAACACTTCCGCAAATAGTGGCATCAAGATTGCAAAGGACGCAATCACGTATGTCACGTCTGGTATCATGGATACCAACAGAAATATCGTACTCTCTTATCTGCACAAGGGGATCAAAGTTCTCAATCAACTTCGCATGATTGAGGACAGTCTGGTTATCTACAGAATCTCCCGTGCCCCAGAACGTAGAATTTTCTACATCGACGTAGGAAATCTTCCCAAACAAAAAGCGGAACAATACCTCAGAGAGGTAATGGGTCGTTATCGTAACAAGTTAGTTTACGACGCCAATACTGGGGAGATCCGTGACGACCGCAAATACATGTCTATGCTGGAAGACTTTTGGCTTCCACGTAGAGAAGGTGGTCGTGGCACAGAGATCACAACGCTCCCAGGAGGTCAGAACCTCGGAGAGCTTACAGACGTGCAATATTTCCAAACAAAACTTTACAAAGCACTGAATGTTCCTGCGGGAAGACTTGATTCTGCTACGTCTTTTAATCTTGGACGCTCCTCCGAGATCACAAGAGACGAATTAAAGTTCACAAAATTTGTTGGAAAGTTACGTAAGAAGTTCAGCGATCTTTTCCAAGACACTCTCAAAACTCAACTGATCCTCAAGGGCGTCATTGCACCTGAAGATTGGGAGGACATGAAAGAGCATGTCCAGTACGACTATCTCTACGACAATCATTTCACGGAACTTAAGAACCTTGAGATGATGAATGAGAAACTTCAAATCATTGCTCAAATGGATCCTTTCGTTGGTAAGTATTTCTCTACAGAATATATCCGTAAAGAGATTCTTGGTCAGACTGAAACTCAGATCGAAGAGATTGACGCGGAGATGGCAAATGATATTAAGTCTGGAAAGGTCATTGATCCATTAGATCAGGTCGCTGCTGACCAGGCAAACATGGATCGTGAACAACAAAACGCGGACTTGGACATGGACATGAAGAAGGTTCAGATCCAACAAGCGAAAAAACCACAACCTCAAAACGGTAACGGTACTAAATAAATTACAGACATCTTAACATTATGGCAACACAAGAGCGAGAAATCGTTGATTTGCTTTGGGATAATGATCAAGCAGATGCGCTTGAGAAACTCAAAGACATGTTACAAGTGAAAGCTGCTATGGCAGTTGACGCTTCTAAACAAACAGTTGCTGCAAAGATGTTCCCCCATGTCCCCGACGAAGGCGAACCCGAAGTTGAGGAAGAGGAGGAAACAACGGCAGAGACTGAGACTGAAGTAACCGATCAAGAGGAAACAGATGAAACTGATCACGGAACAGATTGAAGATATTGAGATTCTTACCGAAGAAAGCGACGGTAAGAAAGATACCTTTATCAAAGGCATCTTCCTTCAAACTGAGATCACTAACCGCAATGGTCGCATGTACAAGTATGCAACCATGGAGCGTGAAGTAAACAAGTACAATGAGGAGTTCGTCAAGCGCGGACGTGCCCTCGGAGAACTTGGTCATCCAGATGGTCCAACCATCAACCTTGATCGTGTGTCTCACAAGATTGTGGAACTTTATCCTGAAGGTACTAACTTCATCGGTAAAGCGAAACTTCTTGAAACCCCTATGGGTAAGATCGCAAAGAACTTACTTGAGGAAGGGGTACAACTCGGTGTATCTTCTAGAGGATTAGGTTCCATCAAACGTGAAGGAACTTCTTCTGTTGTCGCTGATGATTTCATTCTTGCTACTGCTGCAGATATCGTAGCAGATCCTTCCGCGCCCGATGCTTTTGTTGAGGGTATCTACGAAGGAAAAGAATGGGTCATGGAAGGCAACCGCCTCAAGGAAGTCCACATCGAACAAATCAAGCAAGCGCTTGATACCGCACCCTCTCGTGAGGAACTGATGGAAAGAAAGATCCGCGCATTCGATTACTTCCTCAGAAATTTGTGATTTATAAATAAATATAGAAATTAAACCGCAGTCTAATTATCCCGTAGGAGCACACTAATGTCTACTATTGATGAAAAATTTCAGAAATTGATCGCAGAAAACACTGCGGTTGAAGAAGAAGTTGTTGAGGAAGAAGCTGCCACTGGCGATGCTGCCATCAAGAAAGGCGCTGTTCCTCCTCAAAAGTCCGATCTGAAAAATGACGGCACCGAAGTTGCAAGCAATAGCAAAGAGAAGCCAGAAGGTACTGATAACCCTGGTGCAAAGGCTGCTGCTCCTGTGACTGCTACAAAAGATTCTACCTTAAAGACCAAGCCTAGCGGCGCTTCCTCTGCTATGCCTGGTGCTCTGTCTGCTAAGATCTTTGATGAGGTCGAGACCGAGGGTGAGGTAGTAGCAGAAGAAGACATCGCTGCAGTTCTTGCTGGCGCTGATCTTTCTGAAGAATTCCAAGACAAAGCAAAGACCGTTTTTGAAGCCGCTGTAACTGCTAAGGTTTCTGAAAAGGTTGCTGCTATCAAGGAATCGACCGAAGCAAAACTCGTTGAAGAGATTGAGTCTCTCAAGGAAGAATTTGCTGGTCGTGTTGAGAACTTCCTGAACTACGCCTGCGAAGAGTGGATGTCGGAGAACGAACTTGCTATTGAGCAAGGTCTCCGCGCTGAAATCGCAGAAGGGTTCTTGGCAGGTCTCAGAGGCTTGTTCATTGAAAGCAACATCAACGTTCCTACTGAGCAACTTGATGTTGTCGCTGAGATGAGCGAAAAATTAGATGAGATGGAGACCCGACTCAACGAACAGGTTGAGAAGAACATCCAACTGCATGAGAGAGTTAGCACCTATCGTAAAAATGAGATTTTGAGCGAACTGACCCGTGGTCTTGCTGAGACCCAAAAGGACAAGTTCACCTCCCTCGCTGAAGCAGTTGAGTTCAAAACTGAAGAGTCGTACCGTGAGAAACTGGTTCAGATCAAAGAGTCCTACTTTGGCAACCCCAAGGTAGAAGTCGCAGAAGAAATTTCTTCTGACGAACCAGCTAAAGTAGAGACTGTTAGTGAGTCCATGAGCGCATACGTCGCTGCTCTTGCTAAGAGAATCTGATAAAACTGTAACCCACTTAAACAACAAACGGAGTAAACGCATGTTTAATGCAGAAAACCTCCAAGAGAAGTGGTCGCCAGTCCTTAACCATGATGGTCTTCCTGAAATCAAGGACAACTATCGTAAGGCTGTCACCGCTATCCTCCTGGAAAACCAAGAGAGAGCTATCCGCGAAGAGCGTGGTATCCTCACCGAGGCACCAACCAACGTTGGTCCTATCAACACCCAAACCACTGGTTCGGGCGCTATCGACGGTTTTGATCCTATCCTGATCAGCCTGATCCGCCGTTCGATGCCTAAGCTGATTGCTTATGACATCGCAGGTGTTCAGCCAATGACAGGTCCTACGGGTCTGATCTTCGCAATGCGTTCTCAGTACACCAACCAGGCTGGCGCAGAAGCATTCTTCGACGAAGCAGATGCACAGTTCTCTGGTACACTGGGCGCAACCACAACCCCAACCACCGAGAAGAACCCAGGTCTCATCAACGATGCGACTGGTGGTGGTACAACCGAAGGTAACTACGACCTCGCTTCCTCCAAACTCACCACTTCCAACCTGGAAGCTGCTGGTGACAGCGGTAGTGAGTTCAACGAGATGGCATTCTCGATCGACCGTATTGCTGTTGAAGCAAAGGGTCGTGCGCTGAGAGCCGATTACTCGGTTGAACTGGCACAAGACCTCAAGGCAATCCACGGTCTTGATGCTGAAAGCGAGCTGGCAAACATCCTGTCCACCGAAATCCTCGCTGAAATCAACCGCGAAGTAGTTCGTACTGTATACCGTGGCGCTAAGCCTGGTGCTCAGGCAAACACTGCTAACGCTGGTGTATTTGACCTTGACGTTGATTCCAACGGTCGTTGGAGCGTTGAGAAGTTCAAGGGTCTCCTGTTCCAAATCGAGCGCGACGCTAACGCAATCGCACAAGAAACTCGTAGAGGGAAGGGTAACGTCATCATCACTTCTGCTGACGTTGCTTCTGCACTCGCAATGGCAGGCGTTCTGGATTACAGCAGCGGCATCAATGGTGCTGTTGGTGGTCTGGGCGAAGTCGATGACACTGGTAACACCTTCGTCGGCACCCTGAACGGTCGCTTCAAGGTCTACATCGACCCATATTCGGCAAACGTTTCCAGCGATCAGTATTACGTCGTTGGTTACAAGGGCAGCAATGCTTATGACGCAGGTCTGTTCTATTGCCCATATGTTCCTCTCCAAATGTATCGCGCAATTGGTCAGGACACCTTCCAGCCTCGCATTGGCTTCAAGACCCGCTACGGCATGGTCCTGAACCCATTTGCTAAGGGT